CTCTTTGAAGAAAAGCAGAGATAGGAAGCCTCCAATATATTGCACCATTCGTAAGTAAAGCATGAAATAAGATTGCACGCCCTGGAATACTTGCAATACCAATGACCACACAATCTTCAGTTTCGCCATGATGTTCTCGTAAGTCATATAAATATTCTCTTCTTATTTTACAGTAAATTGGTGGTATGTTTGCGTTTAAATAACTCATTTAACATTTCCATCTTCTCCTAGCAGCACAAATCCTCTTTTCAGGTGTTTTAGAACAGTTTACGTTATGCATTCTCATCTGTCCAGCAGATCTTGCACAATAAGATTTTCTTCTTGCTCTTCCTCTTGGTCCTGGATTATCTTCTGTAACTGCTGTAGATAATTTTGAACCTGGATTCATTCTTCTATAAGCTGCAACTCCGGCAGAAGTCATTCCTGCTCCAGATTTAGTTGAGCGATAATATTTTTTATTTCTAGGTGGCATTCCACCATCTTTAAGACCTAGTAGTTCAGCTACGTAGTCTCTCATATTACTTATCTATAAATAATACTACGTTTAATGCGCTTGTGTTTCCTCTAACACCAATACCGTCAATAATTCCTGTACCGTTTCTTGCAGCATATAAAACACCATCTTCTGGAAGATTTAATGTTTCAGTTTGGTTTGCACCAACTCTTACTGGAATATATACTTCTGTGTTTGTAGAAGAACTTACAGTTGTAGAATTTGCTAATCCATTAATGATAATAGATCCTGCTGATCCAGTTGATTGAACAGCATAGCCCCTTAATCTAGTTGGTCCTGTAAATAAAACTACAGTGCTTACATTACTTGGACATATGACCGGTTTAACATCTGACTTCATTTTTTCTCCTTATGTTAAGGAGCTCCGAAGAGCTCCTTAAAAATTAATTTATTATGCTACTTGTGAATATTCAATTATCCATCTAAATGAACCACGCGCACTTGGTGTAGTTGTATTAGTGATATTTAAATAAATAGTTCTAGCTGCAGAAGCATACAACGGACTTGCCGCTGGTGCTGCATCGCCAGCAGTAGTATTTAATAATGTTGTATTGTAATAAGCTCCCGCTGGAACAGATGTTCCTGTAGCAAGTACATCGTTAGCATCTGTCGCTACGATTTGTGCTCCTGAACTTGTTGTTCCTACTTCATAACCAATATTACCTGAAGCCACAGTTGCAGTAGTTACACATAATAGTGATATACTTTTAATAACTGTATTTGCTGGTTGACTGAATTCAGAAATACTATCTCCAGTAGTTGCACTTAGTGTCCCTGTAACAATTCCTTGTAATACAATTGCTGGTGAAGTTACTACTGTACCTGCTTGATTAATTACGAAATTATTTGTGTATGCTCCAGTTGTAGAACTTTGAGTTGCCCCAATAAATCCACCTAATGATCGGACTGGACCCGAAAACGTTGTTAGTGCCATAGTTTTATTCTCCTAGTTTTTTAATCTAGTCTCTAGGCCGTCGACTATACGCGTCTAGATTAAAAGTTAATGTATAGTTTAATGATTATAAATGAAAAAGGGGCCAGTGTAAACACCAGCCCCTTCTTTGATTGTCAAACCTAACTATTATGATGTAGGTAAATTTCCGTTACCGAATACACATCTAGGGTCAGAATAGCCGAAGCTGTATCTTTCTCTAGCTTTGAATCGTACGTTACCAGTATCAAAATCTCCTTCAAGAGCTGTTCTTAATGGAGCTCTTTCAAATTGTTTGAAACCGTTAGGAATATCAGTCAGAATGAAGAATGAATCAGTATCTGTTAAGAAGTGATTTACTCTGTATCCTTGTGGTAACATTCCCATATTACCAATAGCGTTGATATCGTTATCCGCTGTACCCACTCTTAAAGGTGATTTAAGAATTCTCTCAGCAGTAAATTGTAATTCTTTTGGAATTATCATTTTAATACCTTGAACTGCAATTCTTAATCCTCTCTCATCTACGAAACCTGCTATATCAATCAAAGATTGTTCTAGCGATGTTTCATTCAAATCAGCAGCTGTTGCTAATCTGTTAGAGAAAGTATTACCATTTGCTAATGGGTGAGCATTTGAAATAAGAGGAACGCCATCACCACCAGTTACAGATGTGAATTGTGCTTGGTTTAGCACAGCCGCAGCTTTAACTTGTTTAGTGTTTGACATTGATCTTGCCAATGCTCTTGTGTAACGACCAGCTAGTCTATCATATAAGTTATCTTCAATAGCTTCTTCTGTGATTGCAAAAGCTAATGCGATAGTTTCATGCGTGTATCTCGCAGTGTAAGCTTCATTTGCTTGGTCAAATACAACCGCAGCACCTTCTTGCTTAACTGGAGCACTACCGAAACCTGATAACATAACTTCTTCTTCAAACGCTCTGTCTGAAGTTTCAGTCATATAGATTTCTGCGTGTTCGTTTTCGTATCTAGAGTACTCAAGTCCGAATAAAGCATTCAAACCTGGTTCTAGCTCTTTTGTTAACTGTTGACGTGAGATAGCCATAATTTGTCTCCTTTATATACCTGCAGTACCACTTCTAAAGAAGTGATTGTTGATTCTTACTAATACATTAACACCAGATGTTGAAGTATCAGAATCACTAGCACCTTCTTGGATATCAATTGCTTGAACCGCAAAAGTTGTAGTTGTTCCTGACACACTAACATCTAATTGTTTTTCAGAAATACCAGTTAAAGTATTTCCTGTAACGTTTGTTAATGAGTAGTTCTTAAATAGATCTGCTCTTGTAAAAGCAGCATCAGCATCTACTAAAAAAACAGTATTCGGATCATCTACTACGAATGCAGTAATTCCTGCAGCCGCAATACTTCCCGGATAGCTATTTCTAAAAGTAGGCTTTTGTGTTGTTGGATCATTGTAGAACACACCATTGAACACACCAATAATTCGATCAGATGTATTTGATCTTGCCAACGTTACGTTACCCGCAGTTGTTGGTTTTACTGGATCGCCCTGAAATATAGCAGTAGATAAATTGTTAGCTACTGTATATCTGTTTTGAGCGTTATTCCATGGAGCTCCATTAATTGATCGGTACGGTCTTAGACCGAACTTTTCATTTACGTTTGCCATAGTTTTTTTTCTCCGTTTTTATTTTAGTTTACGATGGTATAACAAAAAAATTATTTTTTTCGTCCACCACCAAAAGTTACACGAGTTTGTCTATTAATATTAATAGGCATTCCCGGACTCTGTTCCTTCATGAGATCATTATCTACAGCGGTCATTTGGTCTTGAGTAACTCTTGCGAAATACTCAGCGCGTGACTTTGCAATCTCAATCGGTATCCTTGCCAGAACAAGGCCACCAACCCCAATGTACCCAGCATATCGATGTGATTTGTCATACACAGGATAGTTATGAGATCCACTTTCAACTTCTTCAGATTTGACTAGTTCATAGCCTTCTCTTAATCGTTTACTCATGTTTGCAGTATCTTGAAATCCTGCAATCTCGTATCTTAACCATCTATGTACAAATCCATCTTTAGGCTTTGGTGCATCCAAAGATGATGGAGGCGTCCAGTGTTTTGGTCTTTCGTTGTTCGACCTTTCGTCTGTCGCGCGTGAGGTTTTGTTTATGTCTTCCATATTAAGCTCCTTCCTTCACGTATTTAGCGTATTCTTCTAGTGGCACCCCTAATTTTTTAGCCATACTAACTTGTGCTTTGGTGAGTCGCACAGTTCTGCGTCCTGAGTTGGTTCTACCAGCAGGGGCAACAGTTTGGACGATTTTTTTTTGTGGTTGCTCCTGAATATCTGTAAATTTATGAGGAAATGAATCCTTCATTAATTTATCTATTTCAGTATAATACTCATCACTTTCAGTGTCAAACCCTTGACTTACTAAATCTTCGTGAATTGTATATGCAGCATTAGTCATAATTTTATCGTTACCAAACCAATTATTCTTTTCAGCCCATTTTTGAGCTTTTCTTGATGGTTCAGGCGGTAAATTATTAGCTATTTGCTGATCTACGTTTGTTGATTTTTCTTCAGGTTTTTGAGTCTGAAGAGCCCTCTCAGCATTTGTTAATTTAGCACGTTCTTTTTGAACAGCTAAACTAGTCAGCTTTTCTTGAGCCTGCATAATAGATTCAGCATCCTGATTTTCTATAGCAGATTTAAGTTGAGCTTTGACCGATGC